AACGGAGACGGCAAACGTATTGCCGCCAAGGGCAGCAAACGGTGCTTGTGCAAAAGCTACATCTCCGAACATACCCTATTAGGTCGCTGTCAATGAGAATGTGTAAGTAACGTTCAATGTGTCGCCTGAAGCAACAGACTTGTCGCCGCCTGTAAAGTCGCCGGCAGAGAACAAAATACCTGAAGTTCCTGTAGACACATTGCACAAGAAAGCTCCGGCAATAGTTGCCGTGCCGTTCATTGAGAATGATGTAGGAGCAGCAGAGTTGCTAATCACAGAAGGATTGGCAGATGTGGCAGCACCAAACGTTACAGCCTTACGACCGCTAGGTGTGTAGTCTGTATTTTCAGTCCAACCTGCGTGAGAAGCCAACGTATCACCTGCGGCAAACGTTGTACCTGAACCGGGGCCGGTTACCAAACCTAAGTACCAAGTTGTAGACTGTGTACTAGAAGCAAAGTACACGCCATTCATGTTGGTAATGCCTTGGTTCATAACCAAGTTGTGGAATGTATCTGACCACTTCTCTACGCCATCCGCGCCTACGCAAGTAACGGTGTAAACACCGCCTGCGCCAACAGACTCGCCCATACCGGGCTTGGTGATTAATGAAGCTGACACTTGGTCTTTTGCTGAACTAAATTCCATGATGGTTCCTTAAGAGATGCGCACAATGGCGCTGTTGGCATCGGGGGTTGGGAAGATTATTTGAAATGTGTCATTGGACACAGTTTTATCCGCGCCAAAGTCCAAGACTGCGACTGACTTATTACCCTGCGTGACGTTATAAATTAACGCTGCACGGGTAGTAAATGTTGCATTTGTCCAAGATGTGTTATTGAACGAAATGTACGCAGTTGGAACGTTGCCGGTGTTGTTGCCGGAGGTAGGAGAGGTAGAAATAACCAATGTATTGCCCCCCGCTGTATATCCTGTACCTACAATTTCATTAGTTGTCGTGTAAATGGTTGTGTCTGCGTTGATGTCTGCGTTTGCAGTGTACAAAGCAATTTTGAATGTATTGGCCGACGTTGGGCCAAAGTTGTGAACTGCTTGGAGCAGTTGCACCTTGAAACTTGTGGTTGCTGTTTGAAGAATGCTCATAAGACAGGAGTCCTAACTTGGCCGTCGCGGTAAGCGTCAGCACGTTGTTTACCATCACCCAAGTTCTTGAGCAGTGCCATAGCTTGTGTATAGCGATCTTGCGCAAGCTTCATCATGTCAGCCTCTTGGCGCATATACACAAACGCCTCGCAGATTGTGCCGTACAACAAAACAGAGTCAAAGTTATCGCCTAACCATGTGGTAGACGCAGTAACAATAGACTCGGGGTAGTAGTAATAATGCAACTCAGCCATGTACGACGCATTTGGCGTTGGGCCAAGCAAGAACGTCAGTTCATTGACATCGTTTGATTGAGGGCCAAAGATGGAATAATGCTTTGGTTTACCTTGCGTAGCAGGATTTGGATATGCTTCACGCATGAAGTTCACATCTTTGTTAAGCAAGAACAAATAATCGCCACCGGCTGCGGGGTATATAGCCAAGCTATATGGCGACAAGAAGTCGCTAGGGCACGCAAGGTATTTGTTACCTTGAGTCAACGAGCCGGTCACATTCTTCCTCAAATTGGCAATCTGCACTGTGTTGTACACACGTTGCTCCGCCTGACGGATAAATGTATCCATGTCAGTTGTTTGGAAAGTGTTTTCGCAGTAATCAGTTACTGCGGTGACAAGCTGCGTGTAATTCATGCCATCGGGCCTCTAGACATAAAGCCTTTGGTAGCTGCACCTGCACCGCGCATCTTGATGCCGCTAGTTTTGGTTGGCTCATTACCGGCAGACTTGCTTTCATTGGCAATGCTGACATCCAATGTATCAAGCTTGCTGTGATTAGGGCCGCTACCGGGGTTGGTAGAGGCGCTGACAGCTTTGCCGGTCATTGTGTGTGGCTTGGCATAGACTTTGGCATCGCCAACTTCTTTGCCCATCATTTTCTTGCTAAATGTTGCCATGATTAACCTCGCTTTTGATTCATAGCGCGGGCCATATTGCGACCCACTTTACGCATAGCTTCACCAGTTACGGTGGTTGCTTTTTTAGGACTCTTGGCGCCGGTTTGGATGCCAACAGATGGGCCGCTATCGCCCAAATTTGTGCCCTGGGTTTTACCTGTTTTGGTAATTCCGTCTGCTGCTTTTCTGAAACTCATTTTTCGCTCCTTAACTAACCGTTACTGTACCAACAAATGTCGTTGCCACCAAGTAGTTTGGTGTTAATCCTACGTCGTTTAAGCTAGCGCCACCGACAGGCTGCCAGCCCCACTGAATGTCCCTCGAACCGCCGGACAAATTACCATTTACATTCACACCAGATGTCACGTATGTCGTGTCTCTTCGTGGATTGCGCAAAGCTTGCGGGTCATCTACTGGAAACGTACCCAACATTAACTGTGGTTGGTCAGGGTCCCAGCACTCAGGACAGACCAGCAGCTGATATTCTCGCTGCTTAATAATCTCTGTTCTGAGCTTTTTTAACTTGTACTGCTGGCCGCAACGATCACATTCAGCAATCGCTATCTTGCCGGATGCAAATCTATTGCCCATTAGTAACCCCCACCAGATCCAATAAACATCTGACGCGGCACAAACCTGACGGCAGCTTTCTCACGGTCTTCACCAGCTGCAATCTCAAACGTTTCCATATACATCTGCTTGAGCATGTCAATGCGTGGCATCAGCTCAGGCGTCTTAACAGCAATGTGATAAGCCAATCCAGACACCAGGGCGGGCAAGAATCTAAAGTTCATGTCAGCTGTTTCAACACCGGCACCAGCATCCTGGACGCGGCGCAAACGCCAATACACAAACTGATATGGCGTGCTGTTATCAGGCGTTGGCCATACCGTTACAGCCGGCAACTGAGGCACAAATACCGCAGTTCCATCCGCTTGAGAAGCAGCTGTTGTATTGTTCTGTCCACGGAATACGCCACCGAGGGTATTCCCTGATACATATGTGTAATAGATATCTTCCGTGCCTAGACGAATAAAGCCAGCATTCGCTAACCCAACCACCGTGTTAAGCGTGATCGTTGTGTCCGTGGCGTTGATGGCCGCTGCGAGAACAGAATTTGTAGGATTTGTTTCGCCAGATAACCGCTGAATCCATACTTGAATCGGTCGCGCCTGTTGTAATTTGTTTGGGATGGTCGCATACGTAGAAACGCTAATGCGTGTAATTGTTAAATCAGCTTGCGTAGATGCTGTATTAGACCCAGTCCGGATTACATGCTCTAGCAAATCAATCGTATCTGTCGGCAGCGCATATGTAGCCAAGCCGGGCGTCAAGTTAATGATGCCCTGCTCCATGGTCCACATGTTGATGCCTTTGCTTTGCCACTCAATGGTCATCAGATTCATTGAACGACGAGCTGTTCGCAGGTCATAGCCTGAACGCATCTCCCGACCCGCGCGCTCCCACGCCTCTTCAGCGATTTCCGTGAAGTCCATGTTAAAGAGCGTTGAGCCGGTAGTGGTCATTTTTTAGCAGTCTTTGCAGAATTAATGAAAGCTTGGGCAGTAGGCGCGCCTTTGGCACCAGGCTTACGCATGCGCTCACCAGAGCCGGCAGCTATGCGCTGACGTTTGGCGTTGATGTTATCGTATAGGCCGCCTTCTGCCATGTCGTTACATTTGCAACCGACCTGCCCGCCTTTGGCATATTCCGTGAAATCGGTATCATCCCTACGCGCCTTGCGTACACCAGACGGCATTTTGCTGGGAGAGATGGCCCCCATTCCACGGCTTGCCATCATTTCTTCATTCCCTTCAATGTTTCCGCCATACGCGCACGTTGGCCGGTTACACCAGGTTTCTTGGCAGCAGCTGCAAGCTTCTTGGCTGGAATGGTCTTTCCAGCTTTCACACCTAACGACTCACGTAAAGCGCCTGGTTTCTTAATAGCTTTCTGGATCCATTTTTCAGCCATGATTATTTCCTTTTCATCATTCCGCCACCGCACATGGCAATCATTGTTCCCTTGGTTTTACCCTTGGTAGCAATGCCGTCAGCGCGCTTGGAAGCAGAAGAAACTTTACCGCCCTTTGCCATCTCACGCGGAGATGGTGGCTTACCTTTTTCTTTTGTGTAAATGCCTTCATTTAGCTTGTCTTCGTATTTGTCAAGCTCTTTGGCTGTAGGACCGCCTTGCTTACCACGACCAGCACCAGCTTTAGGATTCAAAAACTCAGACAATTTTTCGTCTGCTGCCATGTAGCGCATGGCTTTTTGATTAGGTTCATCATTAAACCGCATTTCGGCTTCCGAGTTGGTGGCGCCTTTCATGTCAAATTTGTCATCTGCCATTTTTCCTACGCCAGCAGTGTAAGCATAGGTTGGTTTATCGTACTTGTTAGTTGGCATGATTATTCCTTTAGCAAGCGTAACCGCCGCCCATCATTTTAATCTGTGTGCCTTTGGTTTTGCCACGCTGAGCAATACCATTAGCCGAGGAACGGAATGTGCCGCCTTTAGCCAGCTTCAAAGTTGTACCCTTGCCGCCTTTATGTTCTTGAGCGTCGTGCTGTTTGAACGCTTTTTTAATCATAGCAACGTCTTGTTTTTTGTCCATTGCCATGTCTTCTTTCATGTCGCTTTTAGCCATAGATCCACCTTTAGAAAATTTCTTGCCTTTATCGGCAGTTGCAAAGTCTTTTCCCACCTTTTGTGGGACGCCTACCTTCTTGGCGAACGATGGCGAATGTGCAATCGCTTCCATAAAATTGTGTTGTTTTTTGCTAGTGCTTGGCATTACAGCATCCTACCTTTTGTTTTTCCGCGCTGTGCAATTCCATCTGCACGCTTAGAAGCTGAAGAAACTTTTCCGCCTTTAGAAAAGTTTTTGGTCCATGAAAGCCCAGGAGTATTTCCAACTCTAGCCGGCGCAATATTGCCACCAGCCAACGGTATGCTCAACCGACTTCTTAAGCTGTCGGTGTCAGCTTTAGGTAAATTTTTAATCAACGGACGCTCAGCAACGGCCTGTGGAGTGACGTCACCAGTCTTGTTAAAACTCAAATCATCTGAAAAATCATAATCATCATTCATGATTCATTATCCTTTTTGACGAATAAGCTGGTCAATCTTTTCTTCCAACCTGTTAAAGCGTTGGTCAATGTGATCTGTAATTCTTTCAACTTCTGCTTTAGTAACGTTATCACGCGCTACCTCCTCTCGGGTTTTGTTAAGCAAAATGCTAATACGAGCAAGTTCAGCAAACTTTTCTTTGGCTATAAACGTCAGTATTCCCACTACCAAAGATAGCGCAGCAGACCAAGCCATGTTCATGTCTAGCATTTCCACCTCGCAAGTGACGCCGCTTTACGAGTTGGCTTACCTTTTTCATCTTTCATTGGCCCGGGCATACCTGACATGCGTGCGCAGAATGAATCTTTTCTTGCACCGCCTTGAGGTTGAGGTGCTTTTAAATGACTGCCTGTTGCAGCGTTGTACTTGGCCCGGCCTTTTGCAGTCAGTCCAGCACCTTTGGACACAGGTAATTTTTCACCGCGACCAATTGCAAGGGATGGGCCTTTTTTCTTTGTTGCCATTACGCCACCTTTAATTTTGATTGATGGATGTTTTCCAACAGAGGCATTACAACTTCTTCACGGAAGTTTCGCTCAAATGTATCTTGTCCAACATGGGGCAAGCTAATGTCAACGTCGATATAAACAGTAAAACCCATTTGAGTAGCTCGATCGCAGAACAAATAATCTTCGCCCACATATTTACCGTCCACAATAGCAAAGTCAAACACTGCTGACATCTTCTCTGTCGGGGACTTCTCGTAAGTCCACTCCGGATGATTGAAAACCATCTGCTCAATGACATGACGCTGAATCAACATAAACCCAGTTGGCGCACGCTTTAAACGCATCAAAGAGCCTTTGAACTCTAGGTCGCCGTTGTCATCGTAATACACATCCGCAAAGAACTTGGCATCTTTGGCTCTGCGTGGGTAAGCACCCGCAGTTATATCCATGCCACCACTTTGGGCCATCAAACGCAGGATGTCGTCAGGTTGGACAATCACATCCGCGTCAATAAACAGAAGCTCTGTGCAATCTGTCTTTAAAAATTCGTGTACCAAGGCGTTACGGGCCATGGTAATAATAGAGCAATTAGACAAATCAGACAACGTGACGGACACCCCAAGACTCATCGCTTTGGGCAT